ACAGACGGCGAGTGGACGCCGCACCTGATCCTGTATGTGAGTGACAACGACTCGTTCGCCTTCACGCCCGACGACGCCGAGTCCTTCGCCGCGTACCTGCGGGCCTGGGCGCTCAAGCAGCGGGAGGGGGTGTGATGACCATGCTTCGGGTTTTTCTGGCTTTAGCCGTTCTGACAGTTGCCGGCTGCACCGAGCCGGCTCGCAACCGCGTCGAGGTTGGCGACGACATCGTGATTGTCACGCTTGACGACGGCACTCGATGCGCGAAGGCGCGAGTGCCCTACGGAGTGGCGATCTCGTGCGATTGGGGGATGCGATGACCAACGACGAAATCTGGCACCAGTCGACCGTGATGGAGCGGTGCGAGATCCTGCGGGCGCAGGTTCATCGACTCATGAAGGCCAACGCATGGGTTCATCCTGATTCGGAGCCGATGGGGCCGCCGACGGTGGTTCAATTGAGGCCGGGCGGTGTCATCACGGGAGATGAGATTGTTCGGCTCAAGCGGATCGAGGCGGCGGCGGAACGAGTTGTTGAGTCATGGAGGGGCATGTACGGAGTCCCGGATTGGACCGATCTTCGCGCGCTCCGCAAGGCGCTGCGGTCGTGAGCATCAACCGCTTTGACGCCGCAGTCGACCTGAACCAAAAAGCCATCGTGGATGCGCTCCGCAAGGTCGGCGCCAAGGTTGAGATCATTCGCAAGCCGCTCGATCTCCTCGTCGGCTTCAACCGGCGGACCTACATCCTCGAGGTCAAGCAGGTCAAGGGCCGCATCAGTCAGGGCCAGGAGGATTTTATCCGCGAATGGCCGGGTGACATCGCCTGCGTCGTGCGCTCCGCCTCCGAGGCGCTGGCCGTCATCGGATGCGAGACGAGGGGCGTTGAGGTGGGGCCGAGGGTCATGACGAGCCCGTGGCTGGATGGGAGGCCGGTGGAATGACACTCACGAGGGGGCGCGGACTGATGAATCCGTTCCGATACAACACGGCGCGCCGCACCAAGCTCAAGGAGGCCGACGTGATCCTCATCAAGCGGCGACTCTCGATCGGGCAGTCGGCCAAGCAGCTCGCCGCCGAGTTCGGGGTGTCAGAGGCGTCGATATGCGATATACGCAAGGGACGCAAATGGGGGTGGGTTGCCCCGTGACAGAAGAACGGCAGTAGCGGCAAATGGCGGCGACACGAACGAGCTTCAAGCCGGGCACTCCGAAGCCGGCCAACTCGGGCCGGAAGGCGGGGACGCCCAACGTGGTGACTCAGACCTTCAAGGACATCCTCGCGCGCGTGGTCTCTGAGCCCGAGAACGAGCCGCTGCTTCGCGAGCTCCGCAACTCCGACGAGCCGACCGACCGGGCGACCTACTGGCGGATGGCTGCGAAGTTCGTGCCTCAGGTGGTCGAGGCGCACATCTCGGGCGAAGTAACCCTGCGCGTCGTCGACCTGAGCGACGCACGAAAGGACGAAGATGGATGATCTGGGTCTGCTGACTCCGCAGGAATGCGCCGGGATGCTGCGGGTTTCGACGCGGACTGTGCGCAGGATGATCGACATGGGCATATTGCCGTCTGTTCGGATTGGAACTGGTCATGGTCGCCGGTTTGTCACGATAGGTTCGCTGCGGGAGTACGTTGCAGATCTGGAAGAGTCGGCGTTTGAAGAATCAGCTTCGCGATTATCGGGGGTTCACTGATGGCCTGGCCCAAAGGACGCAAGCGGTCTCAACTGGTCGACGTGAAGCACGAGAAGTTCGAGCCGCAGTCACTGCCCGTCGAAGTGCAGGAGATCGTGAAGGCGAAGGCGCCCGCACCGAGCGACACCGACATCCGCACCGCCGCCAATCGCGAGATCATGCTCTGCTACATCACCGGCAAGTTCGTACCCCGCGCACTCCGCATCCACTGGGATCAGCGCAACGTCCCGATCGTCGATGCGGCTCGCAAGGCCATGGCGCGCGACGGCGCCAAGCCCGAGCAGGCTGAGGAGTATCTGGACCGGGTCATTGCCTCAACCGCTCGTTGAGATCCGGGTCGGGACGCCCAGCTACCCGATCCTCGACGCCTATCGCCGCGACCGATCCCGCGTCGCCATCATCCGCGGCCCGCTCGGCTCGGGCAAGACCTACGGCAGCGTGCAGCGCATCCTGCAAACTGCGATCGAGCAGGCGCCCAACGCGCAGGGCGTCCGTCCCACCCGCTGGCTCGCCATCCGCAACACCTACGGCGATCTCGAGCAGACGACCGCGAAGGACTTCCTCGCGCTCTTTGGGCCGCTCGGCGAGATGCGCTGGTCCGACCCGCCCACGTTCCGCATGAAGGTCGCGCTCGATGACGGCACCTTCGCGCAGATGGAGGCGATCTTCCTCGCCCTCGACCGAGAGGACGCGATCCGCAAGCTGCGCGGCTTTCAAGTCACGGGCGGCTGGCTGAACGAGACCAAGGAGCTCGTGAAGCCCGTGCTCGACATGCTCGATCTGCGCCATGGTCGCTATCCGTCGATGGCCGATGGTGGGGTGCAGCCGACCTGGCACGGGATCATCGGCGACACGAACTCGTGGGACGAGGATCACTACCTCTGGCGCCTCGCGCACGAGGTCCCGAGCGGGTGGCGGTTCTTCCATCAGCCGGGCGGCGTGCTGAAGGACCCGACGACAGGGCGATGGGTTGCGAACCCCGATGCCGAGAACCTGCGCAATCTGCCCGAGGGCTACTACGTCCGCGGCATGGAGGGGAAGGCCGAGGATTGGGTCGCGGTCAACCTCGGCAACGAGTACGGCTTCACGATCGACGGCAAGCCCGTCCATCCCGCCTACATCGACTCCGTGCACTGCCCGCGTGATCCGATCGCGTTTGACCCGCGGCTGCCCATCGTGCTCGGCGTCGACTACGGCCGGACGCCTGCCGCCGCCATCTGCCAGCACATCCCGCAGTGGGGCCGCACGGTCGTCGTCGATGAGTTCGTGACCGAGGATATGAGCGCCGCCGACTTCGGCCCGGCGCTGCGCCGCTACCTCGAACAGCGCTACCCGGTTCCCTTGAGCGGATGGGGCGACCCCGCCGGGGACTCACAGGGGCAGGCGACGAATGACACGCCTCGGCAGGTGCTCGCGGCCTCAGGCGTCCCGGTGCAGGCGGCGCCGACCAACGCCCCGATCCTGCGGCGTGCAGCGGTGTCTAGGCCGCTTCAGAGGCTATGCGCAGACGGCAAGCCGGCGCTGCTCGTCAGCAGCAAGGCGAAGATGATCCGAAAGGGTCTGGCGGGAGGGTTTTGCTATCGTCGCCTCAAGGTGTCAGGCAGCGAGCGGTACACGGACATCCCGGACAAGAACATGTATTCGCATGTGTGTTTCGCCGCAGGTACTCTCATCTCGACGCCGACCGGCAGAGTCCCGATCGAAAACCTGAAGGAAAACGATCTGGTTTCGACACCGATTGGCCCGCGCCGCCTGACGCTCGCTGCGCCGAGGGCAGCGGAAGTCATCGAGGCGCTAGGTATGGTCGTCACGCCAGATCACCCGTTTGCGACCGATGGCGGATGGGTACGCGCTGACGCTTCCGAGTATGCTATACTGCTGAGGGAGGATGACCCTTGGTGGAAGCAGTTGAGGTTCCTTCAAAGCGTCCGACACGGGCCGTTCGCCCGATCTACGAACTGGATGGCGTCCGGTACTACTGGAAACCGCCCGGGTACTACAAGGCAACCCATGGCGCCTACCTGCATCGCGCCGTATGGGAACGGAATCACGGGCGGATTCCATCCGATCACCACATCCATCACATCGACGGGGATCGAGGGAACAATCGGCTATCGAACCTCGATTGCATACACGGCCCCGACCACATCTCTGGGCATTGCTCGCCCGAGGTTCGAGAGCGTTCGAGCCGAACGATCCGAGTCGCGATCGGTAAAGCAGCGGAGTGGCGCAGGAAGAATCCCGATCAGGCCAGGGCTATCGGACTGGCCGGCGGTGCCGGAATGCTTCGGCGTCGGCGAGAAGTCGGCGATCGTCGCGTCGAGTGTGTCCGCTGTGGCGCCGTATTCATTGTCAACGCCCTCGATGAAAGCCGGTCGCGATACTGTTCAAAGAACTGCATCAGCGCCGCGCGTCGCGAGCGAGGAGATGATGACGAGGATCGCGCGTGCGAGTGGTGCGGGAATAGCTTCCGCTGCAACCGCTTCCAGAAAGTCAGGACGTGTTCCCGGTCATGCGGCGGAAAGCTTGCGCGTAGAAACCGTCTACACGCTCAGCGTTGATGAGGCGGCCTGCTACTATGCGAATGGTTATCTCGTGAGCAACTGCGAGGCGCTCGAGTACGCGATGCTCGGTCTAGGCGAGGGCCAATCGGCGCTGCGCCCCGTCGACTACGACGACCGCGAGCCGTTCCAGGATCAGGCGGACATGTGGTGACGAAGCTCATTCTGCTGGTGATCCTGCCGTGCGTCATCGCGTACTGGATCGGCCGCACTCGGTCGCGGGATCACCTGCCGCGGGAGATCTACGACAAGGACGGGAGGCGGATCCTCTGACCGGCGCCTGGCCCATCCGCGAGCTCATCGAGCCCGCCGAGGTCCGCGAGGCCGCCGAGGACGTGGCCGCTTGGGGCTTCGCGCGCACCGTCGACCCCGACGAGATCCACCTCGGCACCTGGTTCCGCATGGGCAAGGGCGTGGTCTTCTGGTTCGAGGCGCCCTATCCGCAGGCCCCGGGTGCCGCATTCCTCCACGTCAGCGCAGCGCCCCGTGTCCGAGGCCGCTGGCCCGTGCGACGCTGGGCGGTTGCCGTCGAGGTCATCGCCGAGCTGATGGGCGCCGACTACCTGATCGCTGCGCCGTGCGATTGCGACACCCGCGAGTATGCCCTACGGCTCGGCTGGCAGGAGGACGGGCCGAGGCTCGTCCGCACGCTGGGGGGCGGCGCGTATGGGCGGCAAGGGCGGGGGGTTCATCAGCCGGCTATTCGACAAGGATTCGTGGAAGGGAACGAATAGCTTCCTCCAGAACGTCTTCGATCCCGGCGCGATCCTGAATGACATGGAGACGGGCGACCCCAAGAAGCTTAAGCCTCCCGTCGACGAGGATGCGATCGAGGCATCGGCCGAAGCCGGTGAGCGCGAGCGGCGCCGCTTGGCGGGCCTGGGCCGTTCGACCGTCCTCTCGGGTCGGCGGGCTGACGCCCTCTCGGCCTCGATCGGCAAGCGCACGCTCGGGGGCACGATGTGATCGGCCTCGAAGCCATCACGGCCGAGGGCCTGATCGCGCGCCTCGCGATGCTGAAGGCGCGGCGCCACAACTTCGACGCGCAGTGGCAGGAGACCAAGGACCTGCTTTGGCCCGATACGACCGATTTCAACCGGGAGCGGTCGCCGGGCGAGAAGACCAACCTCGAGATCTTCGACATGGACCCCGCCATGTCGCTCGAGCGCGGCGCGGCGGTCCTCGAAACCTTCCTCACGCCCCGCACGCAGCAGTGGCACAAGCTGACGCCGTCCAACAAGGACCTCGCGAAGCTGCCCCGCGTGAAGGAGTTCTTCGAGGACGCGACCGACACGCTCTTCCGGTTCCGCAATGCGCCCCGCAGCCGGTTCTACTCGCAGGCCCACGAGGGCTGGAAGTCGCTGCTTCAGTCGGGCAACAGCAACCTGTTCGTGTCCGAGCTGCCCAGCGGCGGGATCTCGTACCGCTACACGCCGGTCGCCTGCTCGTGGGTCGACGTGGATCACGAGGGCGTCGTCGACACGATCTTCTACGAGTACCGCCTGACGGCCAAGGCCGCAGTCGGCCGCTGGAAGGACAAGGCCCCGAAGGTCGCGCACGACGCGATGGCCTCGAATCCGTTCAGCGAGCACAAGTACCTGCACGTCGTGATGCCCAACGACCAGTGGGACGGCGAGTCGAAGCGGGCCGACAAGTCTCGCTTCTCGGCCTACGAGATCTGCGTCGACAGCAAGGAGATCCTCGAACGAGGCGGCTACCACGAGCTGCCGTACATGTGGAGCCGCTACACGGTGAACCCGGCCGAGGTCTACGGACGCGGCCCGGCGATGCTCGTGCTGCCCGACATCAAGACTTTGCAGGAGATCGAAAAGACGTTCCTGCGCAGCGGCCAGAAGGTCGCTGACCCGCCGCTGCTCGTGGCCGACGACGGCAAGCTCGGCCGAGGCAATCGCCGCGTGAAGCTCGGCGCCGGCAAGATGACCGTGGGCGGCGTCGACCCGCAGACGGGCCGTCCACTGATCCTGCCCCTCAACAGCGGCGCCCGGCTCGACGTGACGCACGAGATGCAGGAACGGCGCCGGATGCTGATCCGCTCGGCCTTCTTCCTCGACATCTGGGAGATCCTTGCGCAGGACCGGGTCGAGATGACGGCGACCGAGTTCTTGGGCCGCATGCGCGAGAAGGGCCAGCTCCTCTCGCCTGTGGTCGGCCGGCAACAGACCGAGCTACTTGGCCCGATGATCGAGCGCGAGATCGCCATTGCGCAGCGGCAGGGCAAGCTTCCCGCGCTGCCTCCCGAGCTGATCGAGGCGCAGGGCGAATACGAGATCGAGTACGAGAGCGACGCGACCCGCATGCAGAAGGCGGCCGAGGTCGAGGCGTTTCCGCGTGTCTTCGAGTCGTTCGCCCCGTTCTTCGAGAACAACCCGAGCCTGCTCGAAGTCTTCAAGCAGGCCGATGCGATCCGGTCGAGCTTCGAGACGCTCGGCGGCTCGTCGCGGCTTCTCCAGAGTGAGGACGAGTACAAGCAGGCGCAGGCCGGCCATCAGGCAGCGGAGCAGGAAGCCGCTGAGATGGCGCAGGTGCCCATTGCGACGAAGGGCGTGCGCGACCTGGCCGAGGCGAAACGCGCAACGCAGGCGGCAGCGTGAGGCTATTCGAGAAGGTTCGGCAAGCGTTTCGTGCGAAGGAGACGCGCCAAGCCGTGCGCGACGTGCTGGGTGCCGAGACGCCTGCGGCACGCCTGACGCTGGCATTCATCGCTGACGCTTGCCACGCAACGGAGAGCGTTGCACGGGGAACCACGTCCGAGACCGATCGCGCCATTGGTAGGCGTGAGGTCTGGCTATTGATCCAAGACCTGCTGCACATGACGGAGGAAGACCTTCGCACGCTGCAAGAGCAGGTCGCACGATGGGGAGATGAAACCGAATGAGTGCCGCCACGCCCGAACCGACTGCCCCGACTACGCCCGCCGCACCCGCGGCACCTTCACCGGCCGAGGCTGCTGGATTCGCCCCGCTGAAGGCCGTGCCGGCGGCGCCGGCGGCGCCCGCCGCGACGCCAGCGCCCGCATGGACCGAGGGCCTCTCGGCCGACGACAAAGCGTTCCTTGCGTCCAAAGGCTGGGACAAGGAAGGGAAAGGCGTCGGCGACATCATCAAGGGCTACCGCAACGCGGAGCGGCTGCGCGGCGTCGAGGTCGACAAGCTCGTGCGGCTGCCCGATTGGAGCAAGCCCGAAGAGGTCGCCGAGTACCGGGCCCGGATCGGGGTGCCCGAGACGCACGAAGCCTACGAGAGCCACGAGGTACAGCTCCCGACCGGCATGCTCGACGCATCGATGATCGCCAAGCTGAGTCACCGGATTGGGGCCGACCCGCTCCAGCACAAAGAACTGCTCAATGGCGCGGGCGAGCTGATCACGGAGCTGTTTCAGGCCGAGAACGAGGCGCTGGGCCGAAAGCGCGCCGTCGAGCTCCAGGACCTCGCCAAGGAGATCGGCCCGGCCAAGCTGCCCGAGTTCAACCAGGCGGTCGAATCGGCGCTCGCGCAGTTCAAGGACGTGCTGCCGCCGGACCTCATCGACGGGATCTCGACCTTCGCCGAGGCGCCGTTCCGCAAGTTCCTCGCCGCGGTGGGTCGTGCGCTCGGCGAGCACAACCGCCCGTCCAATGCGCAGCCGAACAACGTGCTGATGACGGCCGACGTGGCCAAGGCGCGCATGGCGCAGCTACGCGGGGACCGCGCGTGGATGGACGCACACGGCGCGGGTGACACGGCCAAGCGGCAGGAATGGGAAGAGCTTCAGCGCGTTGCTTTCGGCGGTTGACGCCCCCCAGGCTATGCCCTACGGCTCGGCAGTGACGAGCTGACAACCCACCTCGCGCGGAGGTAGTCGGGCGATAACCCCTAACGGGGCCGGCCGATCAAAACGCGCACGGGCCAGCGAATCGGATTCGTTCGATTCGGCCCCGCCTCTGTGGCGGACAAGCCAACCCAAGGCTTCTCCAACCAACCCACATTGAGGCAATCATGTCCACCGAAATCACCACTGCGTTTGCGCAGAAGTTTGCGAGCAACGTCGAACTCAAGCTCCAGCAGATGCAGTCGCGTCTCGCTGGCGCGGTCACCACCGTCAATTTCTCCGGCGTCAAGCAGGGCCAGGTCATTCAGCAGGTCGGCTCGGTCGCTGCGGTCAAGCGGACCACGCGGCACGCGGATACGCCGATCCTGAACACCCCGCACGATGCGCGCTGGGCGTTCCCCGAGGATTACCAGTGGGGTGACCTCATCGACCGCGAGGACGCCATCAAGACGCTGGCGAGCTTCGACTCGCCCTATGCGCAGGTCGCCACGGCCTCGCTCAACCGGGCGAAGGATGTCGAGATCATCGCCGCGATGTTCTCGGACACGACCAAGACGGGCGAGACCGGCGGGACCACGACCGACTGGACCACGTTCGTCGCGGCCAACGCCGGCCACAAGATCGCGTCGGGCTCGGTCGGCCTCACGGTCGGAAAGCTCATCTCGGCGAAGAAGGCGCTTCGTGCGGCCGAGGTCGACGAGAACGACATGATCTTCTGCGCGATCAACGCCGAGCTCGAGGCCGATCTCCTCACCGAGACCCAGGTCGTGAGCCTCGACTACAACACGAAGCCCGTGCTGGTCGACGGCAAGCTGTCCTCGTTCATGGGGATCAACTTCATCCACACCGAGCAGCTCCTCACGGCCTCGTCCGAGTACCGCTGCCCGGTCTGGGCGAAGTCGGGCGTCTGCCTCGCGACGTGGAACGACATCCAGGTCGAGATGGCCCGACGCGCGGACAAGAGCTTCGCGCTTCAGGTCTACGCCTCGATGTCCTGCGGTGCCACGCGCACGCAGGAGAAGAAGGTCGTCGAGGTGCTGTGCGCGTAACGGATTCGAGACGGGGGCCGGGCGGTGTCGCCTGGCCTCCTTCTCGGTCATAGCCGGGCGGTGTCGCCCGGCAGGAGAACGGTTCAATGGCCTATTTCTACACTTCCGCAGTCAGTTCGAGCAACATCCCCGCGCAGAACGTCAACGGCTCTTCGGGCACCGAGACGGGCTTCGCCCATGCTCGCGCGCGCAAGACCTACACGACCTACAGCAACGCCTCGCCCTACGTCGCGACGACCGACCTTCTGATCGTCGGGCTGTTCAAGCCCAGCGATCGGATCATGGACATCAAGTTCTACACCGACGGCGCGGGCACCAGCGGCGCGTTCAATCTCGGCGTCTACTCGGTCGACAAGGCGAACGGGTCCATGGCGTTCACCGCCATCGACGACGACCTGTTCGCGTCGGCGAAGGCGACGGGCACGGCGATCCTGCACGGATCGGCGACGGCCACGGTGTTCACCGAGTCGACCACGCTAGGCGATGACGACCGCGGCAAGACGCTGTGGAAGCTCGCCGACCTCGGTGGCGGGACCTACACCGCCGACCCGGGCGGGATCTGGGCCATTGCGGTCGACTTCACGACGATCGAAGACGCGACGAGCTTCTACGGCTTCGAGATCGACTACGTCTCGGGCGACTAGTCCACCAACCAGCCGGCGGGATGGCTCACGCTGTCTCGCCGGCTCGGAGGATTCTCATGGCAGACAAGACGATTTCAGCCGCGACCAATGTTGCAGTGAGTCAGGGACTCATCGGAACGACTGGCTCGATCGGTCAGAAGGCGATCTCGGTCGTTTTTGACGACGCGACGAGTTCGGCGGATATCGCCGCCGCTTTCGAGAAGGCCAAGATCGTGGCCATGGACTACTACCTGAAGCGGTAGAGGTGGCTGATGGCGAGTGCCGTCGAGATCGCCAACATGGCGCTCCTCGAGTGCGGAGAGGAACCCCTCACCGCATTGAGCGACAGTACGGAAAGGGCCAGGGCGTGCAATACGGCCTGGCCCTTTGTCCGTCGCTTCGTGCTCGGCATGCACACGTGGAACACGCCGACGACCCGTGCGCAGATCGACGAAGATGCGACGGCCCCGCTCTGGGACTTTGCGACCCGTTACCCGCTGCCGGCGGACTGCATCCGCGTCCTCGAGGTCGACACCGAAGCCGACTGGCGGATCGAGGGTCGTTACCTCGTCACGGACGAGACCGGCGACGACCTCGGCATCCGGTACATCTACGACGAGGACGACCCGGCCGACTTCCCGCCGCCGCTGGTCGACGCGCTCGTTCTCGGCCTCGCCTACCGGATCATGCACCGCCTCAACGCGAATGCGGCGATGCGCGACCGGATCGAGCGGCAGTGGCTCGCGTGGGTCAAGGAGTGTCAGGCGCTCGACGGCGCCGAGCAGAGCGACGCCGAGATCGAAGACGACACCTGGCTGACGTGTAGGGGCTGAGATGCCGAATCCCGTCCAGCTCGGGTTCAACGCGGGGATCTTCGGGCCGCTCATGTACGGGCGCTCCGACCTTCAGCGATACCGGCTCGCCTGCCGAACGATGAAGAACTTCACGCCCACCGTGCAGGGTCCGGCGCTCAAGCGCAGCGGCACCCGCTTCGTGAAGCGCACGCGCACGGCGGGCACCGCCAAGACTCGTCTCATCCCGTTCGAGTTCTCGCGCGATCAGGCGTACATCATCGATCTTTCGGAGAACAACATCCGATTCCTGCGCGACTCGGGAGCCGTGCTCGAGACCGCCGTTGCCATCTCGGTCGGCACACCGCCGACGATCGCCGCCAACTGCGAGATCACGACCAACGTCAATCACGGCTACTCGACGAACGACGAGATCTTCATCTCGGGCTCACGCCTCGAAATGCTCAACGAGCAGTTTTTCCGCATCACGGTGACAGCGCTCGACAAGTTCACGATTGCGACCACGACGACCGGGGAAAGCCTCGTCGCCGCGGGCGTCAACACGGTGGCCCGGGTCTACAAGATCACCGATGGCGTCTCGTCCAACTCGATCCCTTGGGACGAAGACGACATGGATGCAATCCAGTACGCGCAGGACGCGGACGTGATGTACCTCGTCCACCCCGACTATCCGCCCCACAAGCTGGCGCGCACGGCCGATACGAGCTGGACCTGTACCGAGGTCGACTTCTCGTGGCCCGCGTTCCGTGACGAGAACGTGACCGATACGACGGTCTACGTCGATGCGGCATCGGGAACGACGGTCACGGTGCAGGCGTCGGCGGACATCTTTACGGCCGACATGGTTGGCTCGTACATCAAGATCGGCGAGATCCCCGAGTCGGCC